TTAAGTTCGTCAGTAGTCCAATCACTCGCCGGCAGGTTCTCCAGCGTGGGATCGTAGTCAAAGAACCACAGAGTGTATTCTTTATCCGTCTGTTCTTTGACAAGGTCCATGTCCGCCTGCAGGTCATTAATGGTTTCATCCACATCTTTCCCTGTGGCCTGGTTGATGAACTTAGCGGATATTTCGCTCAGTACAGTGTTCAGGTCGATAAGCGGTTCCGGCATTGTATAGGAGTTGATACCTTTATATATACGAATGTAGGGACCGCCGACTGTTACACTGTCCCAGACGATTGCGCCTTGACGTGCCGGATCTGTTTCGTTACCAAGCTGGACGATATTATCACCCACAGAAGGCACATCACTACCGGATGCGCAATTCGTTTTGGAGAGTTCTATATAATCATCACCACATCCGCTCACATAACGCCAATAAAATGTTGTTCCGGTCTTCAGTGCAAAAGTCTCACTGATAGCAAAATCACCGACTTCAAAGGTATTTCTGACAATCCGTCCTTCGGCATCGGTCGTTTTGAAATAGCATCTGTAAACGTCTCCCCTGTCCTCAACCTTGTTACAGATGATTCCACCATTAGTGTTGTACTGTTTCCCTCCTATATAGGTAGACTGCTGCACTTGTATCTCGTTGATGCTTAACTTTTTTCGTATGTCAACGAAGTCTATATCAAGATGATAATTACCTTGTTCATCTTTATAAATACCGAATCCTGTACTGCCGGTGGAGAAATTATTAGAAATGATGTCACCGACAAGCTTTATCTGTTCGAGCGTGGATGTCCCCTTCGCATTGATACCTTCAAGGAAGGTCATCAGCTTTTCGATTGTTTCGGCTATGTCTTTTCGTACATACCGATCATCATTGTCGTTGTTACTGCCGATAATGGCAAGCTTGAAATGTTTCTTGCCGTCAGTTTCAGGTATGCTGGCATCCTTTACTAGTTTATAAATAGTTCCATTCTCAATGACGGAAACTACTTGTCCGGCATAGGGAACATAAGGCTCCGTGTCTGTATTACGGGCATAGACACGGGCTTCTTCTAAGGTTTCCCACACGTCAGTCGAATCAATAGAATAACCATTGACACGCTTGTATCTGCCGGCGAAACTGCTCCCTTTTATATCTAGTGCCATACTCAATTCGTTTTAAAGGTGAAATTATCTGTTTCGCTGCTTGTCGTAGCCGTACTGAACACATACATCGTATATTCCAAAGGTGTACTTCCATTAGCACCTTCAACACTGATCTTTCGCGGAGTGGCAGCGGAATCCAAATCCATGAAATTATATTGGTATCTCTCCAGTGAAACATCCTTGATGGTACCGTTTGGAATACAGATAACGAAAGTCTTATAATTGCCTATTGTGAACTTGTACGATCCGGCGTCCTTATACAATCCACTGCCTGAAAGTGCCCGCACCTCGGCTGAAGTCGTAGGAACCGAATTACAAACGCCTGCAAACCATTTTCTATGTACATTCACGCTGATTTTGCTGGTCAATTCTTTCTTGGGCAACGAACCATCTTCACTCGCAGCATATATGACTGTAGCAAAATAGGTTTCTCCCTGTGTGTAATTACCTTGCAGTTGTCTCGTTGCTGTCTGTATGCCACCTACTTCCTCAGAAAAAATTAGTTTGTTGTTAGGGTTATTATCATAATAAGCTTGTTCCATAGGACCTTGACCGTTTCGATATGCTGTATAAGTGATATAGCCTTTCTGAGTACCAAATTCGACATCATTAGAAGTCGAAAGTTTCCATTCTAATTTTGCTGAAGCCTTTTGAGAAAGCATATTAATAAAGATCTCTTCCAATGTAGTACCAGAAGGAATTGTATCCCCGGTCTTTATATAGCCTACATTACTGGATGTTACATTTATAGTCTGTATTAACTTTGCGATAGTGCTTCCTCCACTAGAAGAAGAGTTCCCGCTATTAATTACTTGCTGTTTGCTCTTTTCCTTTCGGTATGTAAGAGAGTCGATCTTGTTTTCAAGCTCGCCAATACGAGAATAAGGAGCTGTTTCTCCGACAGTGTATATCGGGGAGTCATAAGGGATATCAAGGTTATATTCAAGCCCTATGATACGAGAGATACGACCTTCTTCAAAGTATGCCTTATTAATAAGGTTCACTTTCTGACCAACGGTGAAACTCCTGGCAAAGTCGGGATCTTGTTTACCCGTTTCAGGATTAATGCCATAGATATAATCCGACATCATGGTGGTATTGTAAGTAGAAGGGTCCTGTTTAAGCTCTTCAATATATTCTCTTGCCCGTTCCTCGACTTCTTTCTCTGCGTCAGGAATAAGCTTGTCGGATACGAATTGGGGATCATAGCCATAGAGAATATACGTGTCACCACCTTGATCCGTAGGATGTAAAATGTCATCAGGAAGCATTCTGCCATAATCATCATTACGCTTTATCTCGTATACCTGAGCATCCTTGTTCCATGTTCCGTCCTCTGATTTTTCAGGCTGATATTTATCGCCTCCAGCTGAATCGTAAGGATTGAATGTTACTTCAAAGTCCATGCCGGCTAGAGGACCGGATTGAAAGACTATACGCAAATCTTCTCCATCTAACCGATATTCGTTTGAGAAATGGAATCCCAGGTCCGAGTCTTTAAATCTCCATGCCAACCAATCTTTCGAAGTTTTTGTTCCATCCGGATTATCTATAGTATCAGTATATGTATGAGTTGTTACCATACCCGTCAGTTTTTCACGTCTAGGATAGATATCATCAAAAATAACGATCTGCTCTACAGCTTCCTCCTCTGTCATACCTTCATAGGCATCAATATATGGTACGCCTTCAGGCATCATCAAATGCTTGGTTACAATACCTTCGGCAGTTTGAGAACCTTTGTCATCTGAGAAATATATAGATGGGACATTACCTTTTACAATGTTGTCAATTGTGTAGGTGTCGCCAAGAGAAGCGGTAATACCTTCCGGCAAACGCAGCACATTGGCTGCTTCACCAGTAAAAAAATCTGGATTGTACACAGCATTAAATGATTTCCCTGCATTTTCACCAGAAATAAATGTTACAGAAGCGCTAGCCGATTGACTAACATTCTCTAAAGTAATATCTCCGGAAGATCCTGCAAGTACCAATGTAGAGGATATAGAAGATGGAAGCTGAAAGACAACATATAGCTTTAAATCTGTGGCTCCGCGTTCAATCTTTATGTCGCTATCAATGGTTATATTGTCTGTCAACTCCTTCTCTCGATTTTCATAGATAGTACGTACATTTCCTCCAAGACCATATACTCTCGTTACGTCATTGACTTTGTATCGGATTTGCCATCTCCAACTATATATTCCAGAAGGCAAATACTCTCTTTCAACAGGAGAACCAGCTGGATAGACCATTGTTCCTATATTGAAAGAAACGCTTTTACTATTCATTGCATAAGTACCACCGATAGGCTTGCTAGATAGCAACTCATAATTTAAGTCATTTACTCCTCCTTTTACATACCCGCTTGTTCTGACAGATGCCTTAAACTTTTCTTCGATCAGATCATCAGAAGAGAAATACTTCATATCAAGTACTCTCGATGTATCGGAAATATCACGTCCGCTTACTTGCTTGACATCAAAGATCAACTTTTTGCGATAATTAGCCGGAATATTACGTGTTGCCCCAAACGCATAAATACGAGTTGCGTATGAATCTTGGCTATCACTTCTATCCATCTTGCTGACATTCATTCCTAGTTCGAAGTCAACAGGAACGCCATCCTCGCAACGGCCAAAATGAATTACTTCTTCCTCTACCCACCACTCACATTCAAAACTCTCAGCCATTTGGTTGAGGGCATCGATCATGTTTACGTTTTCGTATGAGATCAATTTAGAAGAAGTATCTACTGTCTCATCTATTTCGCATTTAAACGTTTTGTCATGGTACTTATAACCTAGGACTTCCAAGTTCTTCAGAAACACATCCATGTGAACCTTTAAGATATCAGTAAGATTCCAGCCTGCCTCACGACTACCGCTATCAGGACTATAGAAAAACTTCTTGTTTTTCCACTTCCAATAGTAAGCATCAAGACGGAGTTCGTAGTCATAGCCACCTGTTGATGTGTTATAAGCAGGCTTATACAAGTCCACAAGTTCAAAGACGCCTAACTCGTTATCTATACCATCTCCTAACTTGAAGTGTACAGGATCATCCAATGAAAACTTCAATGTGATATAATCCTCCTTCATCAAGAGATATTTGCGCTTACTACCTTCATTAATTGGAGTAGAATAGCGTATGTTTCCGAATATGTCTTTGATATCTATCATAACATTTCCAAAGTTCGGAGATAAAAAAAAGAGTGCCCAATTTTGAGCACTCACAGATACGACAATGAAATCAATGTCGTAAATTAGATATTTTCAACACGGTTGGACGGGTCAGATTCATTGAGTTTTAAGCTAAATTTGCCTATTCCTCTCATGAACTGGCTGAATTGACTGCATGATTGATAGATCGTTTTATATACAACAGCAGGTTGATACTTGGTCTTTATTTCAAGAACTCCAGTAGCTAGTTCCTCGCAGAAACTGCTATAACGAGCAAAAAATTGTTCCTCACTGGAAGCCGTTAGATTGATCTGAAGGGTTAGATTTCTCACATCTACCCTTGGATTGGCAATAACTACCCTTTTCCCATGCTCTAATCGGCTCTCATTCTCTATGAATGCTTTACTAGGGGCAGGAGTCATTAATGCAGATAATGAGGTATCATCCATGCTTATTCCCCATTCTACGTAAGCATCCTTGCCATTTATGAATAATTCTTCTTTCATTGGAATACTATCACTTCTATTTATTATTTACTATTAAATTGTTTAATTCCGCTATTTATACTATCCAACTTATTACCAAATTCATTTATGATTCTCTTCTGATATCCTGCTATATCTTCCAAATAACTGTTAGAAGAAATAGCAAGGTTCCTTATCTCTGTCAGGGTTATGCTATTATTCCCGACTGTCACTGAAATAAGGTTCATTGACACTAACATGGATAACATGGAGTTCTTTATTTCTTCATTGGATATCTGTAAAGCGGTAAAACGACCGTTAAGTTCTTCGCCTGTATCTTGAGACATGGCAGCAAATCCTTTTTGGGAAGAGGATTGAGACGCAGATTCAGATTGAGTAATATCAATCCCCGCTGTATCCTTTATTGTATTTGATATATTCTCTGCCATTCCTTGTATAGCTGGAAGTTGTTCTTCTGCGTTTTTCATTAGATCAGCCGTAAGCTTTGATACTTGTCTGTTTAGTTCGACTTCATCAATTAATCCTTTAGCATAATCATCATACGCTTTATTTATCTTACTTTGATAACTATTTTCACCCTCTCCGAATATCTTAGATAAAACAATGCTTTTCAGCATATCATTTGCAATATCCCGGAATGTATCAGAAGCGTATTCTTTAAAACTAGCTAAAGCATCTTTCCCACTATCCAGCCAATCCCAAATGCTATCCACGAAATTATCGACTAATGGCTCATATAAAGAGCTTACATATTCATGAAGCTGCTCTAAATATTCATCATACTTTTCACGAAGTTCAACTAGCGACTCTAATGTTTCCTTAGTCTGTCCTACTAATTTATCACCATATTGATTTAATATAGCATTAGCAGCTTCTTTATTGATTAACCCTTCATTATCGAATAATTCACCGAATCCATTACTCCTTGCCCACGAAACCAAATCCTCTGTCTCTTGAGAACGCCCACCAATACCACTACCAAGGAAGCCTTTTTTACGTGATCTGGTCTCTATGCGCAAGTTGTCTACTGCCGCTGTTTGCCCTTCCTTGTACTTTCGGGCAAAATCAACACCCCAAATTTTCCCATATGTATTGTCCAAAAACCAATTCCATGAATTAGTAAACCATCCACCACCGCTTTTATTCTGATAAGTAGCCTGTGATTCTTCTGCTTTATTTTTATACGCTTCCGCTACTTCATCGTGTAACTCCTTATAATCACGTAAGTTATTCAGATTATCTTCAGAGAACCAGTTAGCTTCTGCCTGCTGTGCTTCAAGTGCAGCTATACGGTACTCATTTACAGCATCGGTTAGCTTATTAATTTCTGCGACCTTTTCAGCGAATTTCTCATACTGATTATCAGCAGTTGGAAGAATTGAATTTAGTTGCTGCATAAGCTGAATACCTGCTGATATAATTCCCAATATGACAGATGCTTTTTCTACTGCGGACATAGCATCTGCGCCAGTTTTAGCAACTTTAGTTATACCATCAATTGTTCCAGTAGTAAATAAAGCGACATCGCCAATCAAAGAAATTATTTCGCCGGATGTACCACTAATACTATTACCTATTCCTTTTACTGCATTCGCAAGTTCGTCAACTTTTTCTTTTGCTGTTTTTTCCGCTTTAACAAAGTTGTTATTAGCTTTTTGAGACTTATCTTTGGCCGCATTATATCGCTTTAAGGCTTCGGCAGCAGAAAGATAAGTAGTATCAATTTTTCCTGTTTTTTTATTAAGAGTTGTACCTGATGCTACCTTTTCGCCCGAATTTACCTTATCTAGAGTTTTTTTTGCTTCAACAAGTTCCTTCTCTGCTTGTTGCAATGTTTTTAGATTGTCCGCTAATGCTTGAAAAGGATTTCTATTATCCAACTCATCTATTATTTGCTGAATAGTAGATGTATATTCTCGTAATTCTTCGGGATTAAGGACCGTCGCCGCAGCTCTTTTAACCTTTTCTAATTGATCTAGCAGAGACTTAAGTGTTTCCGAAGAAGTATTCTTCAAATCCTCAAATGCACGTACATACTCCGGTGACTTTTTCAAAATATCAAAATCATGCTGCATCAGTTCCTTTCCTTTGTCGGAGATAGCTTTAGCTATGGAACGGTCTATTTTGGAAACTTCATTGGTATCTCCAGCCTTCTCAGCTTTTTCACGAGCCTTTCGCAGCAAAGTGATGTCGTCGTTAAACTGTTTTTCAATAGCCAGCCGTTGATCTGCATATGATTGATACTGTTTCAACAATGGCTTATACCAGTCAATAGCCTGTCTTTTCTGTTCATTCCCTATTATAGAATCAAAAGCAGATGTATCTACTTTCACCGCAGTCGCATCAAACGTTTGCTTCTCATAATCCTTTCGCTGCTTCGCCCGTAGATTTTCCTGTTCGTCAAAGGCTTTTTGCTGAAGTTCGATCTCCGTCCGAATGTAATCTTCCCTCTGACGTTCTAAATCCTGTATTTCCTTCTTGTTGTCTAGATCTCTTTGTCTACGTATCTTATCTGCTCCCTCTGCTATGGTATCAATATAAGACTGAATATTCTGATTTTCCAAATCTTCATCTCTACGTTTCCTTTCAAGTTTTTGCTTATCCAAAAGTTCGGAGATTTTCTTTTGCTGATCTACAATAGAGTTATGCTCCTTCGGATTATTAATTTCTTTGCCCGTTATTTTTTTATATATGCCAGCTATTTTGTTTACCTCTGTTTCTGCGTCATTGATCTCTTTCTGTGTTGCCTTAGAATTGTATTTCCTTAATACTTTTAACTGATTCTGTGCATTAACATAGTCAGACTTTAATTGAGTAATTCGCTCTCCAATGGTTAATCGCCCTTCTTCTATTATCTTATCTGGACTAAAAAAAGAGCTAAATAATGCACTTATCTTTTGAGAGAAAGTAGTAGTATTGTCTTTCATTTTATCCAATAAAGACTCATATCCTTTTGATATATTTTTAGCAAAGGAATCGAAATTATTCTTCCCTCGATCTAATCCAGTCATCATTTTATAGGTATAATCATCAACTAGATTTTCGGCATTTTTAGTGCTTTTTATTCTCGCATTATCTAATATTTTAGATCCCTCTTCTTCCGATTTAGCAGCTAGTGCGTAACCTTCTTTTATTTTTTTTGCAATCTCATCATATTTATATTGAGCAGCAGCAATAGCAGAATTCTTTCGTTCTTCTGCTGATATATAAATACCTCCACTAGAAAAATCTTCAAACTTTAGTTTTTTTGTTGCTTCGATATTACGTTCGGCTTCAACTAATGCCCTTATATTTTCTTCTTGTTGTTTTATATATTGTGCAGCTTTAGCCCTTTCGATCATCGCACTAATAAACGCACCTTTATTATTATTCAGGAGGTTTTCTGCATCTACTACATCAAGAATAGACAATCCTAGCTCATTAAATGCCTTTTTGTTGTCTTCAATAAACTTCTTTTTAGCCACCAAGTTATCTCCAAGCCTATTCCATTTAATAGAGAGTTCCTCTACTTTAGCAATCGGAGTAACGGCCGTTTCAGCAACAGATTTATTAAATTCTTCCAATTCTTTACGAGCTCTCTTGTTTGCATCAATAAGTAGCCATACTCCTCCAACAACAGTTGCTATTGCAGTAAACAGCAACACGTAAGGATTTGCTTTCGCCACAAGATTAAACGCTTTTTGAGCAGTAACTTCGCTCCGCGTTAACGCAATATTAGTAGCCTTAGCTTTATTCTCTAACGCCATAGATGCAATAATAGCTTTACGACGGACATTCTCAATTGCGAGCATCACGGTATTGGATTTCTTAAGCATTCCATAAGTTCCTTCCAACCCGACAACTATCCCCATCAATGATTGAATCTTAGTCTGCAATTCAGCCATCTTTTCACTCTTATCATTAAACAAGCCCATAACACCAACAACCAAACTTGCAGATGTAGCAGCACCTGACAAACCGGCTTTTAGTGTAGCAAGACCTTTGTTAGGATTAGCAAGAAACTCCATTTCAGCATTTACAAGCTTCATTTGCAAACGCATTTTGCCTAGCTCCTCCCCTGCCTGTTGATATTGTATCGTATTTTGCATTCCAGAAGCACGCATCTGAATTAGCTGTTCACGGGCATCCATGATAAGAGTACGCGTTCTTAAGTGTTTTGCGTTTCCCTGTTCAATAACTGTATTAAGCTCGGTTTGTCTCTTTCTTTGTTCTGATATCTGAGAGGCTATTTCTTTACTTTTTTGAATTACATCATCAAGTTGTGGTTTAAATCGTTCTAATTCACTTGATATCAATGCAGTGGCTCCATCACCTATTTGAACACGAGTGAGTCCTTTGCCTTTAGCTGTGTACAACCTATCCAGAATGGACTTATAGGATGCAATTTGTGACGCTAGTTTATCATAGTATTTAATATTCTCATTCAAATCCTTAGTCAAGTCTTTTAACTCCACCTTTGCTTTTTTCACAGAATCAGAAGAAGAGTTTGTAGCCTGCTTATATTGCTCGATAGCAGTTACATTATTTGATTTGATAGCTGTAGCAAGTTTATTCCATTCTTCTTGCTGTGTCCGAATCTCCTCTCTTTGTTTTTCTAATTCTGCCGTCAATTCTGCATTCTTGGAGCGCAATTCATCTAATTGCTGTACAGAAACGCCATCTGATTTTACAGAAGGGGCACTTAACTCAACTTTTCCAATCTGGAGCATAGAAGCCATCACTTCTATTTTATCTAATAAGCTATCAAAATATTTATTGAGATTAGTACACATCTTCAATACTTCTGAATCGAATCCTTCCAAACGTTTGCCTTCTTCTTCTATAATTCTTGCAGCTTCTCTAATTCCCTTCTTTATTTCTTCTGTTTTTTTAAGGAAATCAGAATTATTTGCCGTAATATCAAAATTCAACCCTGCCATATATTTTTATTTTAATTAATGTTCAAAATTAACCACTCTCCCACTATCTCTACTAAAATCGCTTATTCAATATCCAACAATAGCCTTAATGTTGGATATTTCCTCAAAAATAGATACTCAATAGCTTTTCTGTGAGTTTTTTCAGCTCAAAGACTTCACCATTAGTCCATTGTGAAATATATGATAAAAATAGAATGAATGAGGTGATTTTGCTATTTTCGAGATTACAGATACACGACATTGGAAAGATTGTCGTGATAAAATTTGACGGAATGGGATTTCTTTGTAGTTTTGTGAAATGTTTAACTTAAAAAATAACAATCATGGAAGACATGCAAAATCTTATTGGATGGATAATAATCATCTTTGGTATTCTCCAAATTATCCTCTTTTTCAAAATATGGGTAATGACAGACAATGTAAAAAGAATAAAAAGCAATCTAATTAATAATGCAGATACTTCATTTGAAGCTGCACAAAAAGAAATTATATTTGGACATCCTGATAAGGCGTTTGAAATTTATAACAAATGCTATGTAAATGATGTTGCAAGATTACATAAAGAAACTAAAAATGCGGGAATGAATTCAGAACCAGCAAAAGACACTTATGAGATAAAATATAAAGAAAAATGTCAAGCATACGAAAAAGAATTAGCTAAGTTAGGCAATAAGTATATTATTGATTTCTCCCGTTTTGATTCTTTTGATAAAATAAATGAAATCATGTCATAACAAATAAAGGGGGCCCCACACTCAGAAACATTTGCTTCAACATCAAATATGAACAATAAAGCCGGAGTTTAATGCTCCGGCTTTTATTATGTAAATTTTGGTAGAAAAATGGATATTGATAAGTTTAATTTGAAAACAAAATCGGTCTTGTATTGGGAAAGAATTACTGGAGCGCAATCTATCTGCTTGATTTATATCTATCTACCATTCCTCATACTTGTATTTTCCAAAAGCACCTTCTCTTTTAAAAACTTTGTCTATTGTCAAATCATTCTGAATATTAAAAATCTTAGATGTAATTCTTTTTGCAGCCATTAGTTCGGCATCAAGCTTAATAGCAATAACGTATTTCCCTTCTTTTGGAAAGCCGTATGGTACTAAATCGGGAAGTTCACTCCAATTAATTACTAATTGAACTTTATTTTGGGAATTTTTATCGAAATAAATAGTCTTTATTGGATGAACCATTTTACCTTCTGTACCTTTTAGGGACATTGACATAAAATTTGGTTCAATATCTTCTATATTAATATTTTCTATAAAATAAATACAAGCTTCCCCCGAAGGGCTATCTCCATCTGTGTCATAAGAGATGTTTAAAATAACTTTTTCAATATTTGATATTTCCTTATTGTCATCATCTGTACAACCAATTAATACAAAAGATAAAATAAAAGATAAAAATATTAGTCTTCTCATCATCGTGTATTTTTAACATTAAACAATACACAAATGTAGAAACAATATTTAACTACTCAACTATATTTCTTGCTTTTCTTTGATTTCAGACACAATTTTCCCCAATGCGCCTAAAATAAAGTGATGCGCACGTCATTAAGTTGACGTGCGCATTATTCTTTAGTTTGCATGAAGTCCACTTACATACATATATGCCTGTTTGGTGTCTTTTCTGAATTTGGAACTTTGGTCGTAGTAATCGGAAATGTTCTTCATGTTATCGGAAATAGTAGTCTTGGCATCCAAGCCAAACGAATTACCAAGAATGACTCTAAGTCCATGCTTCATTTTCTTACCTGCCAAAGCTTTTGGATCGAATAGAGATATAGCCACAAACAAAAACACCTTTCTCTCATAGACCGAAAGCGTATCTTTAGCAATCAGCATCTTGTACTTGTCAAGCAATAACGGTATTTGCTTTATATCGCTTAAAATAGGTTTCCCAAGTGACTTTACTCTCGTTTTTAAATCGTCCTCTTCCTGTAAGGTGATTTTTAACTCTGACACATTACCAAATAAGGAAGCCTCTTTGTTTGCCCGGAAGAGACTATGAATAAACTCTCTGCCCTTTTGAGTCCAAACAGTGCTGACGTATGAACGAGTTTCATCATCTATTATTTCGGTGTACGTTTGAGTATCAGTATATCCCATATTCTGATATTTAGCAGTTAGAACCCACGTTTGACCTACCTTATATTGAATACCCATTTCTTTCAGTTTTCTGTTAAGGGTGACAGCAGACATTCCAAGTTCTTTAGCAATAACAGTAGTAGAAACTGTATTCTTAGCCATGAGAGTACGATCATAATAATCTGCTTTAGGTGCCACAATTTTTAAATGTTCAGACTGGATTTCTTATTGAATTAAAATCGTTCTATCAAATCTCTGTTCATCAATCAATTCAGGAACACCCGAAGTTAAATCCCAAAGCCGGTATTCCTCAAACATTCGAGTTTCCGGATTCATCTTTAGTGTCAATCTTCCAATCTTTATAGTTGTTTCCTTTTTTGGAAAAAACACATCAGTACCTCGAATAGTAAGTCCCCATCGGGTAATGGCTTTTGTTTTTGGCTCAAACATATTGGCTCCTTTCTTTCTTCATTTTAATCACCACAATATTGAGAACCCATATAGCCTTTGCTGTTTGAATTGTAGCAGTCAAACCAGGTTAAGTTATCCGATTGTGCCGGTTGGTTCTTTCTCTCGTTATGAGCCGTCCAGCTTGCCTCAATCATAGCCTGTAACTTAGCTTCTTTTTCAGCACGTACCTTAGCAGCATCTTTTGCCCAACGCCAAGCAGCTTGAAGACATTCGCCCCAAGAGCGACCTTTTCTTTGATACTCATTATTATATAATCTATGAGCGTCTTTCATGATCTGGGATAGGTTGTAGCGTTTCATAATTGTATGTTTTAAGAATGATTATATTTGTTATATCGTTTTCGATATTACAAATATACTGCAAGCAATATAACAAATACTACTTTTAAAGTTAAAATATACTAATAACAATATAATTTAATCGTTTTTTATCCTAAATACAATATATTCCTTATATTTGCGGTATATTAAATAAGATATAATATGAGTTTAAGATTGAAAGACATTTTGAAAGACAGAAATGAGTCTATAAGTGCGTTTGCTTCTAAAGTAGGTATCACGCAAGCTAATATGAGTAATATCGTTAATGGGAAATCAAGTCCGACTCTTGATACTTTGGAGCGTATAGCTAATTCCCTTAATATTCCTATCACTGAGTTATTCACTTCAAATTCTCAGGAGCTATGCGGGCATGTAGAATATAAAGGTATAATTTACCGAATCAACTCTTTCGATGATTTAAAGAAGGTTCTTAAAATGAAGGAGGAATAAGAGTATGGAATTATATCGTTTAGAGGTTAACCCAAAGGAGATTGGAGTAGAAGTAGACACATTAACTAGAAATAACATCCGCCGAAGCCCACATTATCAGAGGCTCTATAATATCATGGAAGAAATAGCAGAATATTCAATACAAAATGGCTTATTACTTGGAAAAGCCATTAATGATATATATACAATGCATATAAATAAATTCGGTAAATGCATATTAAATCCTTCTGATCCAATACAAATAAATTGTATTTGGCCCACAGTCTATGAAATGTGCCGTCCTTCCTCAATAGAAGTAAAAGGTACAGAATGTTCGTATTTTTTCTTAGAAAAAGAAAATTGCAAATATTTCAAGAGTTATCCAGGAATGAAATATTCACAATTATGCAAAGTTGAAATCATTGAGGAATATCATAGTTTTATTGGAGATATGATGTGGCTTGAAAATATAAATACATCTACAGTAAGAGCTATTGATATTAAAATAGCCGCAGATCATTATTGGAATGGAGACATGACAAATTTACCCATAAAAGAAGTGCTATTTCAAGGCAAATATAAATTAACTCCACTTCCCTAAGAATGCAACAATGAAGAAAGAAAAAGCTATAGAACTTGTTACCAATCAACAAGGCAGAATAGAAGATATTAAACCATTTGCTGAATCAAGCAAAGATTTTCAAATTTGGAGAGAGCAAACTAAAGCAGTGATAAAAGCTGTTTTTGGAATCGATTCCGATTACTATAAAAGATTTAATAAGCAATCTTTTAATCCTAACTCATCTAGTGTTCGAGTAATTGTAGGAGATGAACTATCACCCGAATTTTCCTCTGAAGAAAAAAGAAAAACATATCTTCACGGATTAGAATGTTGTGATACTATGATGTCGGGAATGATTACAGAAATCAACACTTGGGAAGATGACAAGGATGACGTCATAAACGTAGAACATGCCATTAATGTAGTACAGAAAATATGTAACCGCTTTCATCAAGTAGCTCGTCAAGTAAGGCAACGCCATAGTAATCGAAAGACTATTGAAATTGAAGATGAATATGATGTACAAGATTTACTTCATGCCCTATTGAAAGTAGATTTTGATGATGTACGTGCTGAAGAATGGACACCAAGTTATGCTGGTAGTGCTTCCCGTATGGACTTCCTTCTCAAACAAGAGCAAATTGTTATTGAGGTAAAGAAAACTCGAAAAGGCTTAGTAGCAAAAGAGGTTGGCGAACAGTTAATGATCGATATAGAAAGGTATACTGCGCATCCCGATTGCCAAACTCTAGTTTGTTTCGTCTATGACCCAGAAAGTAGAGTTGCTAATCCTATTGGAATAGAAAACGATTTAAAAAGAAAAACAAACAATTTAAATGTCATCATTATAATAACACCCAAATAACATACAAACGCCCCATCCCGTCGCCAAACAGAGGATGGAGCGTTTAACAACAAGCTTCAATACTATGAAATTATATAAATACAGAGCTGATATATATAGAGATTTGTTGACTCTTGTCAATAATCAAATATATGCGCCAACCGTACAGAATCTTAATGATCCAGCCGAGACTATAGTCAATGATAGTAAGATGTATGAAGTTTTTGATCTCATGGAGAAAAGTGGACTTCCTATAAATATAGCAAAAGATAATTATGCAAAGATAATAGCACAAGCAAGAACTGAATTGGGAATATTCTCTTTAAGTAAAACAGTCGTTAACGAATTACTATGGGCATATTACACTAATGGACATAAAGGCTTTTGTATTGAATATGATTCTGAACAGCTACAAAAGTCTTTATCAAATGGACATTTGCACAGCGTTTTAAATGTTCAATATAAAAATGATACCCCAGAATTTTCAATGAATAGCATAACTAACAATTTAGTAGATGATACACAATTTATAAAATGCTTAATCGCTACTAAATCAATGGCATGGGAACGTGAAGAAGAAATTAGAATAACTTTATATTCCTCTGGCTTATTTGGAATATCACCCGAATCCGTCACTGGGATATATTTTGGCCTTCGAATGCCGGAATCAGACAAAGAACTGGTAAAAAACTCTTTGAAAGGTCGAAGTATAAAGTATTATCAAATGAAGCTAAAGCCTAATAGCTATCTATTAGAAGCTGAGTTAATTAAATAGAGTACTAAATTTAAGATGGAGGAATAATATGGAATGGAATAAACTATTAAACAACGCTTGGTTTCAAGGGGTTTCATGTTCATTGATAGCCACACTTATAGGATTAGCTGGAGAAGAATTTATCCAAATCCCGTGGCTTAGTACTTTTCTATCTAATGAACTAAACATATTCGCTTATTGGTTAATCATTATCATCATACTAACAGCAGTTTTAACTCGACTTTTGGTTTGGTGCATTAATCGCAAACCAGAATTTACCAAATATACACAAGATTTATTATGGGATTATGAAATCAGCTGGAGTTGGCATAAAAATAAAATGAGCAAATTGTATCATGTCAAAAACATACAAATCGTTTGTCCAAAATGCCATAATGGAGTAGTCACTTCTGATAACCCTGATGATCCCATATGTGGTATTTGTGGAGAACACTGTATCATCACCCCTCATGTAAAAGATATCAAAAACTATATTATATTAAAGGTCGGTCGTGATTTTCCTTTAGAAAAACATTTGGTAGAAGAACTAGCAGAATAAATAAAAGCCGGATTCCTCTGGCTTTTACTTTACCCTTTCCTCTTTAACATGTCCTTCCCAAAAGTACTATTCGCTCAGCATTCTTCGCATCAAATCCCTATTCTTCGGATCATCTGCATTAATCACCTCACTATCATCGTAGATATTCAGCTTCTTTCGTTCATCCTCACTTAAATAGACAGTAGTAATAGCATCAGCCATGAGCATCTTTAGATTAGCATAGCTGATTCCCCACATGACATAATCCATCGTCCATCCATAACGCTGACAAGCAAAGTCTATCAATGTCCCATAGGTACTATTGCCTCCAAAGGTAACGCTGCTATTATCTTTCTTTACTGCGGCTATCCTGCTACGTTCTAAGCGTTCTTTGTCTATTCCAAAGTACTTGATAAACTCTTCTGTATTATCTCCGGACAGAACGATTGTAAATATGGTAGCGAGTTCTTCTGCTGCTAACTCAGAGAATTCCTTCGCTCGTACTTCCACCTTACTACCATCAAAGACATCTTCCTTCCGGTTGAACGTATAGTTAGACAGTATTCGGCAAACAATCTCCTTCTTTTCGGTACATAACCGAATGGCTTCCAAATATGGATTAGCAGATATCAGTCTGGCATCAGCCTCCAGGCTCCTGAACAATCTTGCCAGGTGATAAGTTATCCCCAACGTAGGAGGATATAAATAAAATTGCTGACTACCAATATTGAAACCGACAGGTCTCTCAATGATGGTATCAGCAATGTTCATTTCAAGCAATTCTTTATCTTCCATAGTGCTAAATAATTAAAGAGTGCCGGCTAAAGCACTCTTTTCTGAAAACAATCTTTTATTAACCTTCAGGTGCAGGAGCACTTGCGGTATAGGGTTTAACCTGATTGCCGGTAGCAGGTTTCAATGCGTCAAAAGTATATTTCCATTTCTTTCCTTCTGACGTATCGAAAGTATCTTCTACTGAAACTGTTGCCCGATCAATCAGAATCCCTTCGACAGACGAATCTTCAGGAGTAAGCCGGACAGCATATTCTTCCTTGACTACTCCATCCTCATCTTCGATAGGTTTACTTCTACCTTTGGCCGCGCGGATCTCGAACTCAAAAGCGTATGTATTTCTGGAATACTTCACCGCTTCATTTTCCCCGCCTTCAACCTTAGCTTCCTTCTTCTCTCCTTTGCTTGTCGTTAGTTTAGTAGAGTTTTCTACCGGATCGTATTCTAACTTATCCCATTTAGTAGGTGCAGCTCCATCAGCACCCAGCTTTCCAAATTCAATTTTGGGTTTTCCCCATGATAATTGTGCCATAATACTTATTCGTTTACTTGTTTATACAATAACTTGTTATTGATGAAGTGCTCGCTCTTACCGTTCACTTCCATTACCCTTTGTTTATCCAGCGTGAAACGGTAATCTTCTCCACGTTGCACTTCTAAAAGTTCAGCGGCCAGTTTGCAGAGTTGACGCAGACGGACTGAATTCTCCTCAGCCTGCCCATCACGTAGATTATCGGGAACATAGATATTCACATTTACAAAAGCTTCCTGAATCTGTCCTTTGCCATTGTCAAGCATAGAAATGACAATATCTTCCTTGCCTGAGTTAAGCGGTCTTAGAGTCTTGCTCAATTTCCCGGTAACAGCCTTCTCCAGTTCAGACCCTTTGATTATTTTGTAAACATCATCCTTTATTTCAATATCCGATTTCATCCTACTACCTGACTTTTAAGTTTCTCCATCATATGATAAAATTCAGCATGAGCCAACAGCTCTGCAGAAGCAAGAACAGACTTACTACCTTTAGCTTCTACATATTCGGCATAATGCATACCAGCAACGACAATCAGCACATATCCGCTTGAGTAGTTCTTAGCAAGTCTAACAGCTAGTTCCTTACCTGTTTTCGATCCTTCTGAACCACTTAAGACAGTTTCAAAGCCGGACGTCTTCACAATCTCCCCATGAGCAACAACGACATAACCAACAGAGCTTCGAAGATTTCCAGTTTGATTAAACCAGCTTTCTTCTTGTGATCTATCTCTAGCCTCTGTCACGCACTCATTACCTAGATTCGCCAAAGCCTGAATAGTAACCGAATCGATCTGTTTAGTTCCTGTATCAAACATAGCATTAATCTCCGACAATGATGTAGTCATTCTTATAGCCATAGTTTTGCATTTAATTGTCCTCTGTGAAAACCTTGAACCTGTTTTTCAGCTATTACGCACCCATTGTTTAATAGCCGGATAACATCACCTATCTTGAACTCTCTACAATTCTGATTCAGATAAACCACATATTGATACACATATACCGTACCATCTTCAAAAGTCATCTGATTAGCCTTATTGTTAAGTTCATACCGGCAGGGAATACTACCTTCAAAGAAAGATGTGCCGGGATGATAATCGCCTAGATAGTCTTCGTAGCCTTCGATGATTACCTGGTATTGCAATATGTGAGGTCTGAAATTAGGTATCATAGGAATGTACATTTAGGTTTGTTAGACAATTCATCCTTCAATCCATATTGTTTGCACAGAAAGAAATAATAGGATTTGATTCCGTCAAAATTCCAAGAGACTGAAACTCCCCCCTCTCCCATTGAAACGGGCCGAAGCAATAGAGAGGGGATGAACTTAGCCATCGCCACGGACACACGAACTTTATTGCTTGCATCTCGTTCAACATCTCCGTTCTCTAATCCAGCATCTTCTACAATATCCAAAAGGTCAGCCTCCGACAGTTGAATGCCGAAGGTCTGAAACTTCTGTTGTATGTAGTCGTTTGCCGTCATCTTAGTATGGTGTAATCAATCTACTATATGCAGTGTAACTATAATGCGTACAATGCTTCGATTTATATACGTATCGGAACGGACATTTAGGAACAGTAACCAGCTTGCTTTGAATAGCCGGACTTTCAGCAATAACAAATACAGGTTGCGGGGCTGTTAACACCAAGTAATCCATAGGAACGATTTTAACGACCTCGTTCTGAATCATCGGCAGACCAACATCAACCATCACGACATCTGATTTTGGCAAAATAGGTTCGCTAAAACTTGATGCCTGTACGCCCAACGAAACTAAGGACATCATCAAAAAGCCACACATGGCAAAAATAAAATTCTTCATCTCTTTACTTATTTATAAAATTAAACAATGGAAGGGTAGAGATACTACCCTATCCCTTTTATTCGATACCTAATGCTTCTTTCAAAGCAGAAGTCTTTTCTTCATCCAGTTCGCCTGCTTTAGAAAGAAGTGTTCCCTCTCTCATATTTGCAGTTACAGAAACACCGATAGACTTCAATGCTTCTACAACGTCTTTCTTTTCAAACTCCTGCTCGAAGAGAACAATCCCCTTAGAGGCTTTCTTCTCTTCAATAACTTCGGCAAGTTTGCGATCCGAAAGATCTTTCACACGGGCTTCGTCTTCAAAATCGAGGATTGTACCCGGATTATACACTTCGCCAGTAAACTTGTCGCAGAAAATATTAATCACTTTAATCTTCATAGAATCCTCCTTATCCCTCCGGGATAGCGTTCATGGTTGATAAATCGAAATTCACAATCTTATTCGGAGAAGTAAACTCAGGAATCCACTCAGCAGTGTACTCCATGTATCGACCTTCTTCGTCACGATAGTTGCATACCGACATTTGACCTTCAGCGGTATTATAAGAACGTCCCGGAACCGGATCGGTCATTACATACGGCTTATGGTGGCGCATCTTCATCACCTTATCAGTCTGCAACAGGGTAATACGGTTATCAGCATAAATCTGCACGTTCTCGCCCGCCTGATTCTCTACATAGTCCTCCTTGATCTCGATAGCAGGAAGCCCGATGCCGGTAAATACACTGGAGGCCATCTGGTCAGTCACCAATCCAGCGTTAACCATGAACTCACGCTCGCCAAGAATCATCTTGAATTTATCCCCGAAATCGGAAGCACCTACAATGTTCTTCATGAATGTGCCACGAGACATAATCATCTTGGAGAACACACCGTATTTAGCTTTCAGTTTTTGAATCTCCTGCTGTAAGTAAGAGATAAACTTATCCTTTACTGCAGCTTCTGGAGTAAGGAAGTGGAACGGCAACTCGATATCAAGCAACTCGATATTTTCTTTGTTGTCAGCCAAGTGAACCTGTGCTTTACCAGTCATCAATAATCCAGGAACAACGATATCCATACGCTTGTGTGGAGCAAGTAAAATCTGACGATAATCATCAACAATAAAGTCGATAATCTCCTGTAAGATTGTACTTTGTTCTGCAGTATTGGCAGCATTGAACTTATCAATGATATCCTGCAACTGCGACAAACGTTCGATATCCATTTGATAACGGTCGCCCAAGTAAGCGATTTCAGTATAACCGCTTCCGAGTGAACGCCTTTCCCTTAACGGTTTCTGATCGTTCTTGCCAATAATAGAACCAGCAACAACACCCGTTACTGTTCCAAGATAAGTCTTAAAAACACGGGGTTTAGTTTCCAAGAAATCTCCGTATTGCTTCCAATAGATTGTGTCCAATCTCATCTGAAGCACACGGTCGATAATCGCCTTAACGATTGCGGGGTCTGTGAATAAAGTTTGTATGGTCAAATTCATATCTAAACTTTTAATGATTAATACTCAAACTGGAAACGGCTTGTCAATCCCACCTTATCCAATTCATGGATCGGAAGAACTAACTTTCTTTCCTTTACCTCATAGGCTTGCATCAGGAGAGTACAAAGAACCGCTCCATCGTTCTCAACTTTCTTCGCATCATAAAGAACGAAGTTCGCTGTATTCTTCTTCACTGTGCCTGCTACTGCAGTCGCTTCAAATAAAACTGCATCCTTAGCGATATTTTCACCGAAAGCCGCTTCAATAGTCAGGACATCATAGCCCTTGTTAGTCTTGTCGATAGCGACTACTTTCGCTCCTTTTTTACCACTTCCAATAAACATGCCGACATAAGCCAGCGATTCCTTTGCAATTTTGATTGATAAAGCATCAGCTCCGGTCGTGTAGGCTTCTACAACCTTCACGTTGCGAACCGGAATCAATGTACGTTTTACCGAATCAGCCTGAACCGGGGTGAATACGGGTAAGAAAGAACCAACAACCAAATTGGCTATGTCCAACTTCCAAGGACCGCTCTTTCTCACACCTGTCTCAACACGGTAAAACTCTTCCGGTTTATAATCCGGTTTCAAGTCATAATGTGTACCTGCTGCCATTTAATTTACTTTTTAGATTCAACAATCGTTTTTGTACCTTCCGAAATCATACCAGCAATAGATTCGTTTTCTTTCTCAATCTTTGTCTCCGCTGATTCGGGAGGGTTCACACCGCTAAAGCCTATATTAGCGAGTTCCTGCTTTGCGTCCTTGAAAAAAGTATCTAAGTCCGCATCATCGGGAATCGCATAACGCTTTGCGAATGTTTCGGGAATACCATACTCCTTTGCCTTTGCCATAATCTGCTCCTGTCGGGTAGCCTGTAATTTTTCTTGCTTTAAAGCGGAAAGTTCAGTCGAAAGATTCTTATTTGAATCAATCAAAGCTTGTGCCCATGCAGGTACATCATCTTTCTTGTCTTCCGGCTTCGGATTTGGGTTAGGATTGGGATTCTCTATTGGCTTACCATCTTTAAGGTTATGCTTCTTCTCGTAGTTCTGGACAGAAGTACGGGTAGCATCCCCTGCACGGAAATCACCATAAGAATTTAACACGTCCGAAAAGCTGATACCCTCAACAATAGAGTTTACCTTTGTCTCGTCCGTTACACCCTCTGCCTTTTTAGTGGCAATTCGGGTGAGAATAGCAGCATCCACCCCAGTAAACTTGGTTTGGAGGCCCGCTAAGATTTGTTCTAAAATTGTCATACTGTATGAATTAAAATTTGAGCTTCAATTTGCAGAAGTAAAAATACCACCAATACAGATGATTAGTAAATATTTAAGCTTCCTATTCACGACAATAGAACCATTGTCGTGAATACGGTATAAAAGTAGGAAGTAAGTAGGTGGAAGGGAAATAATTAGATGGTGTAGAATTCACCAAGAAGAGATTGTGAAGAAATAGAATAAAAAAACCGTGAACTAATAAAGGAACACGGCTACATTTTGAATTTATAAAAACTTATCTTTGAGACATTAGATACAATTCATCATAAATAACTTCCAGTTTTGAAGTATCAATATAAAACTGGGTTGCATTTTTAGGAAGTCCAAAGCCATCATCATTGCATCCTATAGGATTCCAAATGCAAGAAACACTATCCTCTGAAACTTTCTTTCCGAATTTATTATCTCTAATAAATTCCCATATCATCCGACCAATTCTATCATTCTTTGTTTTAGACATCAACCCATCTGCCCTCTGATTCTTCCTTATATAAAGGATAAAATCATCATTACCAATCTTTATTTCACTCATAGTATCAAAATGAAATTTATACTTAGTATTATATTTTTCAGTTTAAAATCCAAGCATTGCAGCTGGAGGAATATTCAATACCCGACAAAGAAGTCTTGCTATCTTCAATGTTGGCTCCGAACGTCCAGAAAGATAGTCATTAACACGTGAAGGGCTTATTCCGATCTCACCGGCAAGTTGTTTCTGCGTCATCCCCTTTTCTTCAAGAGATAATTCTATCAATTTCGCAACGGTCGGCTTTTCTATCGGATAATGCTCCTTCTCGTAAGCAATCACTATATCGGACATAACAGTGAGCTCCACTGCATTCTTATCGTTTGCAGGGGTGTTATCATCAACCAATGGCAAAAGTTCCTCTATTCTCGCCAGTGCAAATTCATATTGTTCTTTCGTTACTTTATTCATATCCTATATCTTAAATGGTTGAACAATCTATTTTATCATAATCTTTATGAGTACCAACCCAGCGAATGAAGACGTACCCAATTGTAAACTTAACAACGACAACCAACCGATAGTTGTTGCCTCTGATATTGAAAACGTAGTGTTGGTTGCCTACATAGTCAGCAGAAAGAAAATCAACCTTTATATCAGACAAATTTTTCCATTCGGCTTTTTCTGTTATATCATACCAACGCTCTAAGGCTATGCGTGAATCTTCATAACCTTTGGTTTCATAGAAATCTTTCAGCTTTTTATGTGATACTATTCTCATACGTTGTTCATTTGATACAAAAGTACTAAATAATTTTGAATTATAAAACTATTATAGCATAAATATTTTATAATATCGAATTATGCACAAGAAAAAAGCGGGACTGAAAAGCTCCGCTATCTATTCACAATTAACCAAAAGTCATTCTTTTGTAGCAGGAATCACCTTTTCATTTTTCAAACTCTGTTCTTCCTCGATTTCTTTCAACTCTTCATCAATGCGACTTATGGTATAGGCTTTTGTCCTGCGCTTGTCAGTTTTTGATTTAATGCAGCTTTCATCTTAGCAGCTTTAGCAGCTTGAACAAAATACAAATCAAAAAGAAGCTCCAAAACGTCCAATAAGAACTCTGCTTCATTAGGTTCTACATCTAATATTTCACCAGAAGCTTGGTCTTCCATTCCATGAGCAGCAATATTCCCAAAACCACGTATTATTTCCAAGTTGTCGCTTATGTATGATGGGAGTTTATTAGTTGCTATTAGCTTATCAATCTCCGTTTTGAGATTTCGTTCTTTAATACCTTCTTTCAGACGGATTATATTCTGTAAGCATCTACGACTTAAGGCTGCGCTTGCTTTGGGGCTAAATGAAAGTACCAAACAGGCTTCATTATAATCTTCAGCAAACTTAGATTCAACTTCAGGAGCAGCAGGTGTACGACCACTTCCCACAGGGAATAATTGTTTAAAATTACAGGAAGGTTGTTCTTCTATAGATACTGTACCGTCACGGTATTTATCAGCATTGTTTGCCTGTCCCAAAAGTACAATAGGCTTATCACATTCACTATTTGGACATCTCATATAGAATAGACTATAAAAAATATTTCCATATTTTCCTATGTATTTTTCTGAGAAATCTACATTTACTTCTACCTGACAATGTGGACATTTCATATCTTTAATATTTAATTTGTTACAATTTTCCAACCAAATTCTTCACATCCTCCGCAGACTTCACCTCATGTACGGTATCACCTACTTTAACAAAGCCGATAACATTACTGGCATTCGGCTTTTCAAATAGTTCAGTAACCGGCACCCCCAAAGCATCAGCTATTTTTTCTAATGTACCAATAGTAGGGTTACCTCCCAACATTTTAGAAAGGCTTGCTTGAGCCACACCTATTTTAGATGCTACCTCTGCAAGAGTTACTCCTTTCTCTTTACATACTTCCTTCACTCGTAAATCCATATATAATATATTATAAGTTTGATTTCAGGCACAAATATACACATTATATATTATAATCTAATTTCAATCTATAAAAATATATCATATTATATTTTATTAACAATGATATTATTGCCAATTATATAATATAGTCTATATTTGCACATATAAAAAATAGAATATATTATATAACACATAAAATATAAGTAGTATGAGCACAAAATTTAGAAGTCAGATGAAAGAGGTTATGAGTACTGCATGGCAGATGTTCAGAATCACAGGTGAAAGTTTCTCAGAGTGTCTAAAAAGAAGTTGGTTGCTTCTGAAACTGAAAGCACAGATGAAGAAAAGAACGGTTCAGTTCTTCTATCAGAAAGTTTCGGGCGAAATTCGTCAAGCATTCGGTACGTTACGTGACGAAGTGATAGCCGACAATGTAAAAGGTACAGGTCGCAAACCTAATGAAAACCTATTTACCTATTTTGATTGCGAGAAGAACGAGTTTCGTTCATTCAAGAAGTTCAACCTTATCAAAATCGCATGACTATGAAAGCAGAAATTAACATCGAAGAGATAAAGAACGGTGCTGTTCACTCTGAATTATTGAAAGCATTATGCCTTATAAATCAGGCTCGTAATATCGTTTCTAATACGATGGATGAAAAAGAACTAAGGGATGCCGGACAATGGGACTGCATGGATGAAACAGTCACTAAACTGAATGAATGTACTTGCGATATAGGTTACATTATTGGTATTACTGTAACTGGCAGAGTGGATTCAATGATGAAATAACACGATTATCAAAAGGCAGCCCGCACGACTTTAAAGGCTGCCTTTATTATTCACTCTTAAATGAAATAATTATGGATGAAATTTGGAAAGACATTGAAGGGTACGAAGGTTTATACCAAGTATCAAATTTAGGTAGGGTGCGAAGTTTGGATAAATACAGAAATGGAAGAAATGGCGCACAAGTATTTTGTAAGGGAAAAATATTGAAGCCTTTCAAATCAGGTCCAGCTAATTATTTGACTATTGCATTGGGAAGAAAGAAAAAAGCGTACATACATCGGCTGGTAGCAATTGCATTTATCCAAAATCCCTTAAACAAAAAAGAGGTTGACCATATCAATTGTAATATAACAGATAACACAATTGAGAATCTAAGATGGGTTACGCGAAAAGAAAACCTTAACAATCCCATTACTAAAAAACGTAATAGCGAATCACGCAAGGGCTGGTATCAACCCAAGGGTAAAGAAAACAAAAGGTCAAGACCTATCCTTCAATATTCTTTAAATGGAGAATTTATTAAAGAATGGGGAAGTCAAAGAGAAATTAAAAGAGCACTTGGGTATTCTAACGGCAATATATACAACTGTTGCGCACTAAAATCCAAAACAGCCTATGGCTATATATGGCGGTTTAAAGAAATGCAGGTTTAGTTACCTGCATTTCTATTTTGTTCCTTATTTAGAATTTCATCTTCTTGTATCTCTTTTAAAATCTCATCGACCCTATCGGCATTGCCAGCGAACATTATCCCTTCTCGCCTTGACCAAATTTTGCCTTCTACTGCTCTTACTGCTGTATTTACATTGTCATCTTCTGAATCAATCATATATGGAACCAAGTCTGTCTCGATATCAATCGTCTGTGATGCCTTATTGAACTCAGTTGGATTAATCGCTCCTAAAGCAGAAACAAGGAAATTAACCCTTCGTTGCAGAAACTCCCCTATCACTTCCGCATGATTACTTACGCTCATATGCGCACCCATAAACATGAAACGAAAAGCGGTGCCGGAAGCCTTGCCAACACCTTTCAAGGTTTCAAAAGAAATACGTGGAGTGTTAGACATATCATAAGCGTTGTTCGTAAGCGTTTCGGCTTCAAAACGAATTGTTTCAGGAACTTGGTTCCACGTCAAGTATTGAGCATCCGCACCATCTTCCAATTTGACTATCCTATCTTTTGTTTTGCCAGCAAATCCGGCTACACTACCGACTAATTTCAGCAACGGAAAGAAATGATAGTCAATACAGTCGGCATAATTAGATAACAGTTTCTCCAACCGGACACGGAAAGTCTTTATCTTTTTGCAATAAGGTTCAGGACGATAAGCATAGAGAACCGGTAGTTTGGGGAATCCATGAGCAAAAGGCGTTCTTTCTTCATACCCTTTAGACAAATCCCATTGATAAACCATTTTGTCCGTGATAGTCATAAAGCAGATGACTTCCGAATCATCCATGAGCTTCTTCTTGTACTCACGTGAGAAAGCAATCATTTTACCTTCGTCGTTGAAAAATGGGTATAGCTTATCACCTCTGAATGGAGACCATAACACGCTTTTCAGTTTCTTGGTGGGCTTGACCTTGCCACCGAACGTAGTCTTAACTTTCTTCCAAAACTTTGCCCAAAACGAATCATCATCGGTAACATACCAATATTCTGCCGCTTCTTGTTCGGAGAGCCAGGCACGGACAATCTTCTTGTTTTGATATTTGATTTTGTTGGATTTGAATACAGCCTTGACAGCATCCAGCAGCTTCTTTTCATCATCATCAGTCGGAGTGCAATCCATAGACGGTTCTGTACCAACAGTGAAAGCTGTTTGAATGTTCACTATATCCTGTTCCAAAGGAATAGAGATACGGTTCACCGGTTCAGTCTTATACTTTGCTTCGATTTCATAAGTCTTACCAGTTTTTTCATCGAAAACCTTTTCCGCTTCCTTTTCAAGAACTTTTCTATCCGGGTACTTCTCCTTGTCAACTATGATTTCATGGTGTTCGGGATTCCAGTCGTCCCAAAGTTTACAACGGTCGGGAAGTTCGGTCTTTCTACCTTTCTTCAGGTAATTTATTTTCTGCCCAATATCGGGCAATGCTAATATTTCTTCTAGAGTTAATGGCATAGCTTATATTTTTAGTGTGTGAATATTCCAGTTAAATCTTTCGGCTTCAAAATACGTCCCAAAATATGTCCCAAGATATAATATCTAATAGGATCGATACAGTGATTCCAAGCGTCTACCGGCTCATTGATATAATGCCCGTCTTTATCTTTATCCCAAACATATTTACGGAGTTCCTCAATGATATGGTATGAACGTTCAGTAACGAATAGTTCCATCTCATGTATCTTGTCAATACCGGCTTTAATAGAACCAGGGAATTTATCTACCGGATAGATGTTCACACCCCTATTTTTGATTTCCTGAATCAAACGAGGGTCGGCACTATCTCCGTAGACTTTCAGCCCCCACGGCTTCAATTTTTCGGCAATGGCATTTGTGAGCATTCCTGTTTCATAGAACAACTCATCCACATAGAGTCGGTTGTCTACGATGCCACAACGAATACCTGTTGACGGGTCGTTGGTATAACCCCAGTCGGAAGCAAGAGCCACTTTCTTTGCCCAAGTCGGGAACTCTTTTACAATTCCCCATTTCTTAAACACAGCACCTTCCGCAACATCAGCCCAGCGGCCGATAACCACGTGAGCATACTTTTCAGGATTACTCACCTTCATATCCTCCACTTCTTTCAGGAACTCCGGTGAAAGATTATTCAAATTATCCTGATAGGTAGTATGGATATGAAGTACATTCGGGTGAGTGGATACTTGAACCTGCACACCGTCAATCTCTACAAGTTTGTGAGTGTTCTCAATGTATTTCTTATAGATAAAGTGATTGGAATCGCACGGGTTCATTATGATAATAATCCGGTTCTGAATACCCTTCTTACGGATGGAGAGCATTATTTTATCGAACTCTTCCTCATTCGTCCACTCCTCCGCTTCATCACAGACGAAAGTGGTAATACCTTGGATGGATTTCAGTTTCGCCGTCTGATTCCCTGAAGAAGTTTTGATACCACGGAACATAATACGGCTCTTTGTCATCTTGTTAACTATATCCGTTTTGGTGGTCTTGAAATACTTGATTGTTCCATCAAGTTCTATCTTCTCCATCATTTCGGGGATGATAGACATACCGGCAGAAACCATCGTGTAGCGGGTGTAGAGAATCTGATGAACAATCTTCTCGGCTTCCGTCATTTCAAAGGTCAGCCGTTCGATGAAAGTGGAAGCATTAAAGGACTTGCCAGAGCCGCGACCACCGGTGATAAGGATAATGAATTTCTCATTATCGGTGTACAGAGGGTGGTATATCGCCTGGGGTTCTATCATTTCAGTTTGTCTTTAATCCATGAATCAATACTGATACCGTGGTTTATGTCGGTAGGAATGTCAGCTTCTTCGTCAAGCTTACGCTCTGTTTTCTTCCAATCTTCATCATAGTGGTACAGAATAACTGATTGAGCCTGTAAACTCGGAGCAAGTTCGCTTATTGTTTCTTGAACAATGGATTTATCGGTAAGCGTTACCCATCCGGTCCCGCCACAAGCTGGGCATTTTTCATCTTCTCCCATGCAGTGGCATTTCTCTTGAATGAATCTACGGGTTTCACTCTTAACCTTTATTCCCCCCATAGCCATTGCAAGGTATTTTGCCCTTACGGCTGCAGTAATCGTTGCCCGCCCACGCACTAATACTTCACTTAATTCTTTGTATTGCCCTTTCTTCTCACAGAACTTTTGCGGTGACAATCCAATAGCCAAAGCTATTTCCTTATCCGTGAATCCCTTTTGGGCATACTTTTCTATGAGAGAAAGAAAGTCTTCGCTTGTATAATCAAACTTAGGCTTTCTTCCTCCACGACCTTTTATATTTTGAGATTCACTATTTGGCATATCAATCTATCCTTTCTATTTGCTCATCAAAGATTTCTCCCTTGATAAACTTCATCCCAACATCATATCCGAATCGTTCACAGAAAGCAGCTTTCGCCTCATAGGTATCAAAGGACAACATCACATAAGCATCCATATCCTCAGCTTGCTTCTGTGCATTCTCCTTGACCTGTTGCTTGACTTCTTTCATGTGGGCTACTTTTTCGGCACGCTCCAACTGCTTGGCGGCTTTATCAGCTTCTTTCTGTTCGGTGACGGGTGACATCATATCAGACAAAGCATTAGCAATGGAGCTTTCTTCTTCTGTCTGTAATAGATAATCAACGCCAATCGTGTTTAGGTCGGCATTGGTCAAGCCCGCGTCTTTCCAATCAATGTCAGGAACAATCTGTGCAAGAGCATTAAAATCCCAGGTACCTTGTGCGTTTGGGTTATTCAACAGAATATTTAGTTCCTTCTCCTGCTTTTCGTCCACGTCAATGACATCGACACGAATACGATAGTCGTTATCGGGGAATTTCTGCAATTCATCCATGACAGACAAACGCTGATGCCCACTGACTACGGTTAACCCGGTTCGCTTGTTCACGACAATTCCACCTACCAAGCCGAACTTCTTAATACCACGCTTTAATGTTTTGCGTGATTCATCAGAAAGTTTTCTCGGATTATAATTGGCAAAGTGAATGGCAGAACGGTTAAGCTCTACTGAATCACTCTTTATATACTTACTTAGTTCCATTATCATACTCAAATAAAATTCTTCCACTCATTGGAAACGCCTTAATTATCTTCTGTAAGTCTGCTGGATAGTTACTACGAAGCCAAAGAAAGCAATCAATATTGAAACCAATACCATTACTTGCCTTATTGCCATATCTTACCGGCTCAGGCAGGTTATTTTGTTTCATATAAGCAAGAATATCCTTTTGCGTCCAATCTGCTAAAGGATAACACATACCATTATTCTCATACCCCTTTTCTTCGTAACCATTCAACATTAATCTACGATTCATACCATCGGCTTTCTTCATACCCAAGAAGGTGTAATAAACATCATGCTTTAACTGCATGGCTTTCACGACATCGGCTAGTTTAAGTAACTTCACATCAGGGTTAGGCACGCAATACATACCGCCTCTAAGAATATAAGTAAGGTTCCAGTGAGGTACTTGTGTTAGTTCAACCTTCGGATATCTAGCTTTAGTCCAGCCGATCCAACGGTTGATATGTTCTAAGTCTTTGACGAAGTACATGAACACGCAGACAATACGATCAAACTTTGGATAGAGTAAATCAAGCAGAACAAGCGAATCTTTACCCAAGGATAAAAACAGTAAAGCCTCACTCGATCTTTCTCGAATGAGGTCTATATACCGGTTCGCTTGTTCTACCTTATTCATGGCTAACCACCCGATAGTCCAAATGAAGTGCGAAGGTCACTATAACGCTGTCTCCGTGAACCTAACTGGGACGTGCCTGCCGCACCTCCTCTTCTTGCAACTAATCTACCGCCTGCACCTGCACCATTCATATTCCGGCGCGGTCCAGATACTCTGTTTACTCTTTTTGCGACTCAGCAATAAAAATTTAAATTAAACAATCAATCTATATGTTTCTCTAAGACTTTACCTAGTGCATAATCAATCTGTGCAGCGAGATACTCTTCACCTTGATGCTCATAAACAATATCTTCGTCATTCTCATCTGTTAGAATTGACGCTTCTGCGTTCTTCACCTCTACAATCATATAAGGACGTTTCCCCTTATATTCGCCTGTAAGAAATTTAATAGCATCATACTTAATGGGATTTAGTTCAATTTCACCCTCTTCGGGTAATTCTTCGTCCACTTTATATTCTTTACCACCACATAGGTAGGTGATATACTTCTTTGCATTGGTAGGTCTGATTTCACGGTATTCATGCGTTTTCTTACCAGCCAGTATTTCATCAAAATACCTTTGCTTAATACTAAGCGTCAAAATTTCCATAATCGTGTATATTTTATAAATTAATAATTATTGTTGCGGGACGAGGATTCGAACCTCGGACCTCTACCAAGTCAAAGTAGCAAGCTGACCACTGCTCTACCCCGCGATAGTATCCCCAAAGGTACTACCACAACCAAAGATAACGAAATATCTTCAATCGTTATACACGACAATCGACTTATTGTCGTGAACTTAGCCATTGATCCCGTCTTTCTCTGCACGCCTCTAAGGTAGGCGCACAACAAGAAAACAACTCACCGTCTTCTGTACGATAGTCGTACTGGTACATTCTCACTCTCTTACCTCTCAACTTGGTGTTGTAAGTGCAATAGTTCTCTTTACCGGGTTGGCATACACTGCAACCGTTTTTGTTTATTGAGTTCATCTTGATAATGGATTTAATTGATTAAAAGTCCAGCCGGCTTGTTTTAGCTTCTCTAAACCATCGGGTGATATTGCGTAATCAACTGGATGCGCAGAGCTATCACCAAAACCGCCCGTATAGAAAGTATCTTTATGAAGAACACCAAGCGATTGAATTTCTTTCACTTTAGATGTAGTGTTACGCCAAAGCCATTCTCTATATTTAGAATCACCTTCTTTATCAATGCTAACATAATATCCCTGTACGCCATAGTAACAAAATTCAGAGATATGAATATATTTCGCTTTCTCAACTATCTGTTTTTGCAGCCATTCCTCGGTTCTGAAATTATCTTCGGGTAAAATATAAACCTCTTCTATACCTAAGCCTAAGTTTTTATTTGGCGCAACTTTTTGAGAACGTGGCATCACTTTGTATGTCCACTGGTTATCCGTATGAAATAGTTTCGGATTGTCAAGAATAAATTGCATTAAATCGGTCTTGCTCACTTTCAGTTCTTTTGCCAGTTCGGGTATAAGGCAATATTTCTTGTTGTTCGCCATTTTAAGCAAATCAACTCTTCTTTTGATCTCTGCTATATCCATAATCATTCACCTTTTAATTTTCTGCCACACATTGGGCAGTAGTTAATACTAAAACTATAATATCCAGTTGCACTACCCCAAGTTAATGGTATATCAATGTCTGCGCATAGAGTTTCACCATCATAACTCAAATTACACTCTTTAGACCTGTGGGTAACAACTTCTTCTTGATTGCAGAACTTACACCTTTCGGATTCTTTAGGATGAGCATCTGCCCATGTAACGCCAGAACCAAACATATTTATCATATCAGTTCTATCAAATCCCTCTAAGCTATTCAAGCTACCTACTGTTGCACTTGCAGCAAGTTCTATTTCTTGTCCTCTATCCATAATTATTTATTTACAGTTTATAATTTCATTTATCTGCTGAATCTTGGACTCGCAAATAGATATTTTTCTATTATAGAATGCTATTGACTGTTCTTCTGCAAATATCAATTCTTCTAAATCTTTCTTGTAATAGTTCAGAACGAAAGTTCTACCATTATCATTGAGAATATCCCATACACCAAAGAGGTTAACAAAGTTGTTATAAGGATTTTGAAGATTCTTACCATATCGTATACAATCAAGCCATTCGACGCCTTTGTAACCACCACCCTGAATAATCAACGTACCTGTGTCGTTTTTACGGTACGACCACCCCATGTCGCTACCAAGACCATCTGTTTTATTTAGCTTCACGGTAATAAAAGATAGAAATTGATCCATCCGAATCACACCACCTGTTTTATTTATGCCATAATTATCAGGTAGTTTTTTAATTATATCACTATTTAGTAGTTGAGTTGAAATTGCTATCATAATCGTGTATATTGTGGTAGCCCGAAGGCTACCGGTTAAACTTAGAACTTCTCGATTTTGAGATTGTCATTAATGATAAACCTACGACCGCACTCACAAATAACATGAGTATCTGTGACTCTCTTTATCACCCTTACTACATCTTCATGTACTATACAAGGTGTGCCATCTGCATAGTGACCGTTAGCTAAATCACCTGAAACTCTATACCTCAAACCAATTTCTATTTCTTTTGTATTCATAATCTTCTATATTGCGCAGGGCAAAAGCCCTGCCGGTTAAACTTATAATATTTGAATTTCTTTGTTACCTATCTCTGTATCTACACTTAGAACCTCATATTTTTGAGCCTTGTAGTTATAAACGACCTCACAAGTATTGAAGCCTCTGCCATCTTCTCTTTGGTCATAAACAGTATCTATATGCTGATACATCTTATTGCCTAACATAAAGTTTACCTTACCTGTTGTATTAAATATAAATGCTACTGCGTAAGCTAATGTTTTTTTTGATTCAATCTTCTTTGTTGCCATAATCATATATCTTTTAATTGTTATTACTTCTTGTTTGATGATGCAAAGATAAAGAAAACTTTATCAAAAACAACATATTTGATATAGTTTTATTTATCAATTAAGAATATTTAATAAATCAAACTTTATCAATATTAGGTTATATGATAAAGTTTGCATTACTTTGCGGAGTCATCAAAATAAAGTTTAATTTATGGACTTACGAATAAAAGAAATAATGAGTAAACGCAATGTTACCTCTGCTTGGTTGGCAGAACAGGTTGGTATCTCAAAGGTAGCCGTCAGTAACATTGTAACAGGTAAATCATATCCTTCTCTTGATACGCTCAAGAAGATAGCTGATGTTTTAAATGTTTCAATTATAAAACTAATTGGAGAGGATGATGGAAATTGCAGATTTTACGACAGTGACGTAAATGGAAAGTATAAATGCCGTTTTGTCCTTAGTTCCAATGTATCTAATATGAATTGGAATATGTCTTATGAATACACTACACAAGTCGCCCCCATAGCTGGAGACATATTAGATTTTTCAGCCTTTCATGGTTGGGATGATACCATTATAGCCGACTGTGGAACTAAATACTTTATCGTTGATAAAAGAATATTATACCCTCTTCCAGACCATGAAGCATCTGAGGATGATATGGTTTTGTTCATCTCTCCATATAAAAAATAGAAAACAGATAAGCCGGAGCACTAAACTCCGGCTTTCACTTGATTAGCCCTTTGAATTTTAAACGATTCACGATTTCGGTGTAAAGATACTCAATATTCCCGCTAAAATCTCCATAGTTCTGATACAGAAACACGACATCAGCGCAATTGTCGGAAATAGTACTCTTTGATTGAACCCCCAACACCCTTGACATTTCCTCACGTAATCCGGCAGTCATTTTCCCACCGGCAAGAGAGCTTGGAGAAAACAGGTACAAGATTATGAATATAAATTTCTTCCGTTGAGTAACGCTGTCAATGTTTGGCGGGCATCCTCTTTTATTCATAATTTCAACGAATGTCTTATAAACTTCTTCGATAAGGCTTTTGTCTCTCAAAATCGGTGAAGTCAAAACGTTTTCTTCCTCTGTAAGTTCTGACTTCTCAATACGAATCTTTTTAAGACGAATTATTTTATTAAAATCCAGTTCCATAACACGATTATTTTTAAAATAAATAGTATATTTGCTATACAATCGTGAATGATTGGGGAGAACAATGCTTTTACACCTTGCTAGTTCTCCCTATTTTTTTTGATCTCTTCTTATTTCTAAGATTTTCCCGGTCTATCTTTCTGCCCCACATCATCGAATTATACAGGGAAACAGCATATAAAAAAAGTTCCTCACTACTTGCAAGGAACTCTACTTTTGTAGCTTCTTTTATTGAATCAGCATACAAACTTTGATTTATGTGATCATCCATTTGGTTTATTCTTTTCTCTCAATTGTATTCTAAGATTCTGATTTAACAATCTAACTTTCTCTCTAACGAACAAATATCGTTTTTTTAGCTCTATGGCATCTTCCTTTGAATTACATTTTCCCCCTTCAATAGTAAAATATCTACCATCTCCCTGCTCTTCCATAACATGGTATTTATCTTTCCTACGTCTAATACGAATATTCCCTACCATGATTACCCCCTTTCTTCCATCTCCTTACGCATAGCTATTAACTTCTCTCGATAAGTTGATTTACTAGAAACTTCACCTTCTGAAAGTTCCTTTTTTAAAAGATTGCCAACTACGATACCACTAATAGCCAACTTCAACTGGATTGCCTGACCTTCCAAGTCATCATCTTCCACCGTGTATTCTGTACCTTTGAGCTTATTCCATTGTTCTTCTGATAACTTTCCACCAGCAAGGAACATGAGAGTAGAGATATCTTCTCTCTCTAACTCTATTTTTACTGTTACTTTCTCCATATTTCTATGATTTTATTTGAATTATTACTTTCTAGTTATTCGTTAATTCCTAAAGCTTTATTGATTGCTGGATAAACATATTTAATAAGAGGATCTGACAAATGCAATCCAGCTTTATGGAATTTAACGACCTTCTGTAATGCTTCCAATAATTCAGGAGCAGCCGCTATTAACCTTGCATCTCTTTCAATCTCCTGATTCTCGTTATCCATTCCACATATCACAGTTCCATGATGAGGAGGATTTGGGTCATCTGAAACAATATAATCACCCCATTCATCTGATTCCACTCGCCATTGTCCGGGTGTTCCTTTAAATTTTTCCGTGATTTCAGGCTCCGTAGTGTTTTCTATATCGCGTAATGCGTCTTCGGCCATCTTACTAAGGCTATTGCCGTTGTTGGCAAACTCTACTGCACCTCTTCCATCAAGCCTTTCTCCCATACGCTTAGCTTCTGCTCGTAGATAACTAATAGGATCGGCTATATTTTTCAAAGCATTTAATGCTATTTCAAACTTACTTTTCTTCATTTTTATTCTGTTTTACGCTAATTGTTCTTTTATTTTTGACATTATGTAATCAAAATGTTCTCTAAACTCTTTTGTATGAGTAAACACAGGGGAATCAATGTCAGATAGCTTTAGCTCCACGATATTGGTGATGCGCTTTACATGCTCTGAATGAGCCTTATTATATCCACTTCTATAAGCACTCATAACCAATCCTCTTACATCCATTCGATCAATAAATTCTGGTTGAGGATCACACACCCTTTTTGAATATTCAATCGCCAATACTGTTACTGTTTTCTTCTTCATATCTTTTTGTTTTGAGAGTTATTTAATCCTTTGTAATCTGTCAATTTCCGCAGCAATGAGTGCACCTGCTTTTGCTAACTCTCTTATCCGATCATCAGGTGTAGGCTTCCACCATTCGGGAGAAAATGGGAACATGATAGGTACATCGGTAGAATAAACATAACCACCATAATCATCTCTACAAAATGTAGGGATAGCATAAGTTGCACCCGCTAAAGCTAGTTGTCCGGCTGTGTATAAATCATCTTCTTCCGGTGTCCACCCTTCAACTTCAATTTGTCTCTTGCGTTCTTCTGCGATAATTTCGATTCCACTTTTCATAATTTATTCCTTTCTATCTTGTTATACGTTAAACTCTATTTTCTGTTGCAGCACTTCTTCTGCATAATATTGCTCAAATCTTTTATCGCTTATCCACCAATTAAACCCAAATTCGGCATCGGTAAAGTTGTGGTTGATATATCCGGCATCAATCATCTTTTGTATGGTCTGAATCCATTTATGTTTTACATGAGGAAAACGCTGGCAGTCTTTTCGTTTATCCTTGTAGCTTGACATCGGACAAAGAATACAACCTATTCGCTTATATCCTTCATCGTACAAAGAACAATGCTCTATCTTATTCCCATTCAGAAAATCCCACACATCTCTGTCAGTCCAATGGATAATCGGAGAAACAAGAATCTTGTCTTTGCCTCCGACACAAGTAACCATTTGTTCTTTGTGCTCTGAAAACTGGTCAAAGTTCCCACTGAATTTATGGTTGCTTATCTCAATCTCTTCCCGCTTAGAACGCCTTGCGCTTTCAGCGTGACGAATACCTATTAAGGTAACTTTTCCTGCTCCGGACATTTCTTTGAACTTAGCGCAACACCAGCGTATTCTTCGTGTTGGAAGTAAATGCGTTTTAATAGCCATATCATAAATTGACATCTTTGGTTTTATCAACTCCACATCCGGGTAGTTACGTTTTACAAAGCGGATTACGTCCGGAGGGTCAATGCTTGTAAGGTTCATGTGAGCCTTAAATTTTACTCCTGCCATCTTTGCAAGGTGATATAGAACTTGACTATCTTTACCGCCGGAGAACGCAAGGTAAAAGCCATTCTCCGGGTCGTAGTCAAGTGCCATCTGTTCACATTTGCGAAGCAAGGCAATGGAGTAATCTATCTTAGATTGCAGATTCATTTGATTCCTTTCTATTCTTGTTTTACGCCAGTTCAACTATCACTCTTTCGAATGTTATATAATCCCGAATTTTTGAAATCGTGCCATCCTTCTTTGCTTTCATCAGAATTGGAACAACCTCTTTACACCGTATTTCGTAGCCAGTTACGTAAGAGTATCTTTTCGCTTCTGGGAATGTAACTTTCTCACGAGTGGATAACACCATTCCTGTATGTGCAGGAGTAGTGATACAAACTTTACTCCCAATAGGGAACTTTTGATTAGAAGATATGTATTCATCTTCCAAGTCTTTTAATTCTTGTTTCCAGCTATCAATCTCTGATTGAATTTCTGTCTTTCTTGTTTCAAAATATGATTTATCCATTTCTCTTTTGTTTTGATCGTCTTCCCGATATCAGGAAAACGTTTTGGTTATTAAATAAAAAAAATAGCGATCTGATAGACCACTATGTAAATCGAACTTGGGGATATTTTAAATTCTCAATAGCTTCTTTGTCTCCATTGGCAGCACGTCTCTTAGTCTCCAAATACCAAGTATAGGGATTATACCCTTTGGGGATTGTATATCCGGCAGGCAATTCCCGTCTAGCTAATGCTTCCTCATTAATCTTTCGCTTTTCACATCGATCAATTTCTTTCTGTCTCTCTGGAATAAACTCTTTGAAAAAAGCATTTCCAATCCTTCGGGCATCAAATTGAGAAAAAGAGTTATCGTATCTTCCGGACTTGTATCGAGAAAAAAACAGCATTAGTTCTGATAATTTGTATATCTGAACAGACGATGCAAATGTCTGAGCAAATATTCCGATTCCTTGTGCTACCCCTTCGTCTTTACAAGAACTAGACCCAAATAATGCCAGCACTTGTGCATAAATCCACATTTCCGCATTTCCTTCTCCATAAACTTCATCATACTTTTTAATCGTGGGACAATTTGAAAAATATGCTTTTTCTGGATTCTGAGCCACATAAGCCCAGTTTGTCGGAGAAAAGACACGCTCAATATCAGAAGGGTCTTTCCACTTCGTCAACCAAGCCTTGTTCTCTACGCTGACGCTCGGTAATGTATTGCTGCAGGGCATGGTCATTTGCTTCCTGCTTGCTTGTACAAGGTTTCTGATTGTTTCCATACTTTTTTTGTTTTAGCCATTCTTGATAATCACGTTCAGTACCAGAGAATACGACTCCGGTCCAATTAGATTCTATAGCTCGCTCTATTTGTCGGATAGCGAACTCTTCTTCAAACTTACCCAGCTTGTTTAATGAAATCTGCAAAGCATAATTTAGCTTTCCTTTCCATTTTGGAGTTTTCACAAGTTCCGTCCATGCCGACATAAATGCTATCGAATCGAAAGGATAAACTAAAGGCTTCGCATCTCCTTCTTTTTTCCTAGATCGCTTAGGCTTTTCGGGTGGGGTGCTCTCGTGCGTATGCGCGAGACTCTCTTCTTGTTTTATGTTTATATTATCTATAATAGGTGAAAATTGCGTTTCATCTAAACATTTTCCAGATGAAACTACAGATGATGGCAAATTATCATCTAAGCATTTTACAGGTGTTTCTACAGGTGATTCTACAGGTGGGATTTCTCCACCTCCGTTATTATCATCTGTACTTTCATCTGTAGAATCATCTGTACTTTCATCTGTAAAATAGACGGATGATATTACAGTAGTAAATGAGTAATAACAGCCGATTCTCTTGTCTTTTGTCGATTGGAAGTAAAGTAATCCGGCATCGCTCAAATCACTCCTTGATTTTATTAAGGTTTTCTCTGACATATTCAGAATAGAACACAAATCAGAGTTCTTCTTTTTAAAAACATCCTTCCACTTCATTTCGTTACAGATGGCTACAAGTTCGTGATAAAGAGCTTGAGCGGCTGTAGTGAGATAGGTATCATCCCGAACCTTCCAAAGCTTGGATATTAACTGATAACTATTCATAAACGGAAATATCTATTTGCTGCACATTCATCAAAAGACTTCACACGCTCTATAAGACGCTTCTGCCGCTGTCTGAATGCCAAGTTATTATCGTACTTATTATGGCATTCCCGGCAAAATCCTACAATGTTCTGAGGATTGGTGTAATGTTCCGGATACATGCTCTTAGGAATCAAATGTGCGGCATCTACAGCCGGCTTACCACATATTGCACAAGAGGGAGAAAGTGACTGCTTTATTTTAGCAACTTCTCTGTTTCTCTGAGCTTGTTTACTGCTTACCTGTTTCATATCTAATATTTATAGGTTCCTAATTAAAAGCCCCGAAGCGTATTCTTCGGGGCGATTCAACATTTATTCCAACGAAACACACTACTAACAGGAACTTATACAAGGTTTCGGCTTCTTTTCAGTCGTGTCACTAGCAATCATCAGCCAGACCCCGTACTTTGTATAAGCTGCATTCCCGCTTTTATATGCTTCTCTCTCTAAGGTTTGTGGACGGTGAAAGAATCGAACTCTCCTAATGCAGTGCACTACATCATTTCTACCAGACATGTAACCGCCCGTGTGCTGTTTTATTTATGGGATTAAAAACAGCAAAAAATAACCACGCTCATTTCAATGTTTTTATTGAAGGAATCCGAAAATAGAGCGAAAAACAACGTTCCCCATGTGGAGGAAGACGGGACTCGAACCCGCAATCGGATGATATTCTACGCCGTCAGGCTATTTACGTCCATCCTTTTCACCGCTGACGGGCGGTTACTTAACAATACCAATTCTGCCACTTCCCCATGTCTGCCCACTATATCTTCGCAGACAAGCAGGCGGGTTAACAAAGTTACTTACCATGTTTCATTCGATGGCAATCCTCACATAGAGTCTCAAGACAATACAGGAACTCTAATTCATGCCCAACTATAGAATATCCTGCAACGTCATAGATTTTGTGATGAATCTCCAAATTATAAGTCTTTCCACACACTTGGCACTTGTGCCCGTCACGGATTCGGACCTTACGTTTTACTTCTTCCCAATAAGGATTATTCCTCAGACTCTTCCGGTATTTCGTCGGTCTCCCCTTCTTGTGCGCCAGTCTCGTCATTTTCTTCCTCCTTTCTCCATGGGCTTTCTTCGATTGATACTCTATGCCATTCATGGCGTTGGATAGGAACAACCTCACCAGTACCTTCATCCAAGAAGTCTTCAATCCAGTGTTCTAACCAAACATCCTGACCATCTTCTTCCCAGACTTCAACAATATTTTCATCCTTGCCAAACTTTCGAAGGTTCTTTCTAGTATCCTTCACATCTATATCTGGTAATTCATAGCCGAGTGTTTTAAAGGCTTCCTGATTCATTTCACCTGAATTGAAAAGGTCATTGTATTCATGCTTCGGTATTTCCTGAACCAACGCCAGACGAAATGCGTCATTTACCCATGAATAATACAGGTAATGCCCCATCACAGGAATACGGAAGGTATCAATCATTTTTAAAGGATAATCTTTAATGCCTTTCTTTGCCAAGTTAACAAGGTCTTTGAACTGGGTATGTAAGGCAGAAATCTTTGCCTCAAAGTCTTTTTTCTCTGTGTTGAACTTGGCTTTCAAAGCTTCGAACTGTGCTTCAAGTTCCGGCATCTGTTCCTCGGCAATCTCGCCATAGTTCGCACGAATAGTTTGGATTTCATAATCATCCATCACCCGGTTAGCAATTACATCTTTTTCTTGGATGGTTACAAAATGCTCTGACAATTTCTTTTTAACGTCGTCCATACAGACGCAATCAGAGAAAATCACTTCGGGAAATTTCACGGTGGTAGGGAGCTTAAATTTAAGTTCCTCCGGTACATAGTCTTTTAAATCAATCATTGTTTTATAGGTTTTAATAAATTCCCAAAGAAGAATTATCCTTCCTTGGGAACTTTTCTTAATTTTGGAGCTGTCAAACTTTAAAATTAAGTGTTATGGAAATTTTATTTAGAAAAGCAATTAGCGAACAATCTAATAACTTTATAACTATTAGAAGAATTAAATCAAAAGATGGAGTTAAAACTTTCATTTCGTCAGGAACATTCACTGATAAAAAGTCTATCAGAAGTTATGAATTAAGTGATAATGAAATAAAAGATTTAGCCAACATATTCGATAAATTAATTAACTGTCCTGATTTTCTTCTTTCTCAAGATTCCACGACTGAACTTTTTGGAGAAGCCGAAGTGCTTGAGTGATATTATTTTTAGTCTCTTGTGATACTTCCAAAGCGATATATTCTGAACCGTAATCAGTTTCATCGCTTTGGATATCTAAAATCTTTCGTCCATTTAAAATAATTTCTATCCTTTTCATAACTATTCAAAATCATCAATAGCCACCGGATGAAGCATCTTTTGACTCCATTCCGGGAGCTGCATATCAATAATACCTCTAGCTCCTTCTTCGGCTTTAGCGTCATATCCGGGAAACCATTTCTTGTCGAAACAGTCTTTTACGATTGAGAGAGCATAGCGATATTTATACTTACCATTTGCCAAATCATCGGGCGACCAGAAGAGAACAGCGACATCGTATGGTTCAACCGTCTGTAACATGATCATAATTGTTACATTAAAGTTCCGTCCAGTAACGCTACTCATAACCTCTTGGTACATTCCTTCTGAAAGCTCATATTTGAGCTTGGCACAATCATAGTAGAACTTGCCGAGATCGTCGGCACGTGTGGTCTTAAAGGAAATAACTGCATTTACACCGATATTTTCCTCTACATTAAAATAATCCGGTCGAACTCTTACATTAAGCCCCGTTTCTTCATCCTTGCCATAGAATGATACTTCTGAGTATGCACCTTTCAAAAGCTGCTTGATGATGCCGCCACCATACCAATAATAGTTTCTTTCAAGAGCTTTAATTATCATACTCATTTCATCACTGATAAACGAGTATCCCAAATCAATGCACTTCTGTTTCTTATTATCACGAAAGTCTTTCAGATCACAGAAATTCCACCTTTCAGAAGGTATTTCTTCTTCGACATCTGGAATATAATTCTTATCATTCAGGAGCAATTCATTATAGAACCGAATCATTCCAATCACGCCTTCTTTCGATGATTGGTTACACTTAGGTTCTACTTTGACAAGCTCGAATAAACGTGGTTCCAAAAATGCCATGTGGGCAAATGTCCCTAACTGAAAACAAGGTTTTTCTTTCTCTTCAAATGTCCTTTCGTAATCATAATAAAAAGATCGTGGAGTTTTAAGAGCATTTTTCAAATTGGAAGAGGAAATATGATCGCTTTTCAAATACATCTCCATAGGATCACGCTTTACTACTCCGTTAACACTCAACTCCTTCAAATCAATATTAACAGGTGGCTTATTGCAATTCAAAGAGATAAAATCAAGCATCTCCTCTTTGGTGGGATAATCGTCCGGATTATAAGCAGAAGGATTAAGTTCTTCACCTTCCTCACAATCGTTCAAATTAATATCATCCCACATCTGGCAAGTTTATGCGTAAAGGTTTAATAGACCAGTTATCAGAAGAATTTGCATTTGTTTTATTCTTATTCCTACCCATATAGGTAATTTTAAGCATTGTTCCTTTTTTAATTATGCCATCTTCAAAATAAGGCTGTAAAGCTCCAACTAATCTAACAGAACCATTCATTGTGGTGGTCAAATCACCATTTTCATTTTGCTCTGCAAACATGACACAATCTAAATCGATAAGTTCACCGGTAGTTTGCGACAATACCTTTTGAGGTTTAATATCCAAGAAAATAACTTTCTTGAACTCACCGGGAATCACAGGAGACCAATAATTACCACATAAATCAACTGGTAATTCCTTCGCATCTTTCAAAGAAGGAATATCACCAGACAGATCAATTGTCTGTACATCGAGAGAAGATTCTTGTTCTCTAATAGCTAAATCGTCCATATTCGTTATAATTAAAGTAGTTAATAAAATAGTTCCCGGATACCGAACCAACGGACACCGGGATAATTCAAAACTTAAATAGCGGACTGGATACCGCACGGAGTCCTTTACTCCGGGGTTAGAGTTAAACAATAAATTATTTGCGTAATATAATATCTATTTCAGATTGTTTATATAATCTTTTTCCACCGACTTCTGCGGGAATTAAATAACCTGTCTTAGCCCATCTCCACAAAGTTGACCGATCAACCTGTAACTGTTTACAAGCATCTTTGGGCTTTACGAAAGTCTCTTTTTTCTTAGCCAAAATAGATTCTTCAACTTCTTCTTTTGTTTTTTGAATGAGATAATCTGCGAATGCTTTTAAATCTTCAAAATTCACATTAGCCGATATCTTACTCCCCCCAAGACTCATGATCTCTTGAATACTCATATCTATCCCCCTATTCTTTTTGATGCACCTCTTTTGAACTTCTCTCTAAAAGCATGAACACAGTTAACAATAGCATTATAATACATGATATTGTTTCGTTTCTAGTCATTTCGATTTGCAATGCTAGGTGGGTCACCATAGCAAGAGCAATGACAGCAATAGCATTTTGAATTTTATGAATAGTTTTCATAGAACATTATTTTTTAGTTAATACTAGACGATATAAAATGAATCACAGTCCTTTCTATTTCTAGTTGCTCGTACAGAAGTCCTTGCATTAGATCGTACCCTGCAACGTCTCATGTCCATTTGATAATCCGGTGTAACAGCTATTACCAAAAACCACACAGAGAAAAATAACTCAATACCGTGCTTCCTAATCTCCTTCAAATCAAAGTTTCTTTTAGTCCTATCACATAGCAGGAATAAAGTAAGCTCTACGTTATTGTTAATGCCTAACTTCTTATGAATATCCCTAATCTGTGCCTTTATTGTCCATATTGACTTTTGGAGCAATTCAGCTATTTCAGAAGGAGTATGCCCCTTTGCAACTTCATGTGCTACTTGATACTCACATTGAGTTAAGGGTTCCATCACGATATCCTTTTAATATTAAAAAACCTTGTTTTACCTATAAAGTATTTATCTCCGACGGTCTCTATTTCAATACCTTTCCGTCTTAGTCGATAACGAGCAGAACTCATAACACGATCATAATTACTATCTAAAACTCTAGCTGGTTCATTTATAGATAGCTTACTAATTGAATCTACCCAATCTCCCGTTATTGTCTTTATCCTTTTTGCCATAAGATTAATTATTTGATTATTATTAGTGGATAAGCCCGGATTCGAACCGGGAATGTAAATTCAAGAGCCTCACTGAATGGTTACAGAATGTCTGGCTTACAATCTTACTCTACTAAGCGTTACCAATTCCGCCACTTATCCAATTAAAAAGGTGCGCTATTCTCACGAACGGCACACCCTACAACACAAACACAAAATAAAACACAACAAAACAACTCAATACATCTCGATAGATGTATTAGTATTGTTTAGTAACTACAACAACTTCTTCAGTCTTTTAATTGCCTCTCCTCTCTCCTTATTCCAAACGGCAGGGTTAGTATCCCCATCCTTATTTATTACTTCAGCTGCCAAATACCAATAATCAGCTTCGTTATATCCATTCTCCTTTGAGAATTTACGAGCTTCCTTTATCGTTGCACATTCCTCAATAATATTATGGGTCCCTCTATGACAAACCGCTACGCTAACAATAATCTCACTATTCTTATAATGCATGATTTACCTCCTTATTATACTTTTAAAGTTAGTTAGTGCCCGCGATACCTTTTACGGATTCTCCCACGTATCGAGACGTGACGGGCTGTATGTTGAATCACTTAGATAGCGTTATAGCTCGCCTTAACTGCTATATGCTTACTGATAAAGACTTTTCGGACTTCCAAGTGATATATGTAACTAATTCGAACCTTCAACCGATCACGGCATTCCTGCTACGGTTGAATTTCTTTTCGTATGATCCAATATGTCAAAGAACTAATCAATGTACCCTGAAAGCGTTTTGCTCGCTTCTTTCGTAGGTTCTAACCTAACAGAGCCTCGTAATCTTTTATTATTCGAAGAAAGTTACTGATAATTTCTTCTTTCGTTTCTTTGCTTCCAGCCAGCATCTGAACTGTATATTCATCTCGTTCTTTCAGATCGTCCGTGTATTTCCGAAGGAAAACTAAGTTTTCGTTTATTTTTTCTTCACTCATTATCTCCAAGAACTATCGTAGTTAGCATACTTATCGGCGAAAAACGCTTTCAACACATTACCCTGTTTAGACTCAATCGCTTTCGGCTTCAATGATTCTACATATTCATCCATAGCCAAACGAGCGTCCACCCAAGAAGTACGCAAGGCAGATTTAAGAGAATAACCGTACTGGCGTACATATACCCAAGCTCTCTGCATGATGGCTTTCATATTATATTTGCCGTTCTTTACTAGTTCATAATCTCTATTTCTCATTGCCTTACCTATTTTTAGTTATGTAAATAATTTGGTTTTATCGCACAATATTCGCACCTTTGCAGTGTTGATTGATTGATTGACATTGCAAAGATATCATCTTCTTGCGATATATCGCTATTTATCGCAAGATTTTATCGCCATAATAACAATAATTAACATTATGAATAAAATCAATATCGCATCTTTAAGGAAGTCACTAAAACTTAGACAAAAAGATTTCGGAGAGAAAATAGGCATTAAGCAAGCCTATTTATCAGAAATAGAAAGCGGCAAAAAACCTCTAACAGAGGAACTTTACAACAACATTGTAAACGTTTTCGGAATAGAAAAAGTATCTGAGTATTTTGTATCCAACGAAGCTAGCGATAATATTGCTAAAACAAACATAAGCGAAGCAATACCACTTAACCAAAGCCATATTATAAACGTACCATTAGTGAGCCAATACGCACAAGCAGGATACCTATGCGGATATCAAGATGCCGCATACATGGAAACTCTCCCAACCATACCATTCATTATAGACCATGAAGCCAAAGGAAACTACGTAGCTTTCGAAGTAAGGGGAGATAGTATGAATGACGGAACCGAAGAAAGTTACTTAGAAGGTGACAGATTATTATGTAGAGAAATATATTCCCAATACTGGATAGAATCAAAGCTACATTATACTAAATGGGATTTCGTTATTGTACATGAAGAAGGAATACTCGTAAAGAGAATCATAGATCATAATATAGATAATCATACAATCACAATACATTCTTTAAATAGTATGTATCCTGATCGAGTGATTGATCTAGCAGAAGTAAAGCAGATATTTAACGTTATAGAATTACAAAGACCTAGAAGAAGATAGGATAATGATAACATTATTAATAATATTAGCTTTATTTGTTTTTCCGATATGGCAAAGTTTCTATAACTATAATAGATATAAGAAGCTAAAACGTATATCTAACATACCTCCAAAGCAACTTAATAAAGTAGAAACCACTAGCCATACATCATCACCTATTACACCTAATAAAGATCTGATCCCAATAATGTTCGACTTGATAGAAATTAATCAATATAAAAAAATATTGAGGTATAAATCACTTAGATCAGGAGGTATTAACTATGCCCCATATGTTATTTGGGATTGCAAAGAAAGTGAATTTTATTATAATGGACTATTTTCTAATAAAGTAACTATTATTAGTAAACCTCTTGGTGAATTAGTTATTCCATACAAATCTCCTTGTATAGTTAAAATCATTGCTCCCCACTCAGATAGATATGCACCCAAAATACAGATTCAAGACAACACTGATATTTTAGAAATTGATTACAGTCCAGAAGCTATAAAACGAGGAGAGGATAAAATGAGAGAAGACTACAGAAAGGAAAAAGAAATAGAAGAAGCAATAAAATTAAATGAAATAAAAGCATCTATTATAGCTAGAAAAGAAAGAAGAGAATTAGAGAAAAGAGCTCTTCAAGAGCTTATAGATGAAGGTAAGATATTCCCAGAAGCAAACAAACGTCCTCCAATACCAAAAACTGTTGTAGATGCTGTTTGGAATAGAGACAGAGGAAAATGCGTTTATTGTGGATCGAATGAAAATTTGCACTTAGATCATATTATTCCTTTCTCTAAAGGTGGGGATACAAGCGTTGAGAATTTACAATTACTTTGCCAAAAATGTAATCTTGAAAAATCAAATAAAATCGGATAATTAAAAACTAGCTTATGAAAAAGATCATTTTATTAGTATGTGCAATCACTGCACTTTGTTCATGTGGGAAATCAAATGAAGACAAAGCAAGAGAGCTTATCGAAGCCAAACTAAAAACTACGATGAATGACTGGAATAGTTACGAGTTTGTAGAAATGTCTAAAGTTGATTCCGTATTCACTTTATTTATGCATAGTGAAGAAGCTAAAAGTCTTGATGATCAAATTTCAAAAACCAAAAGTAAAATCTCAGAGTATTCAGTAGATAAAGACTTCCCTTTACTTTACGGAGCAAGGACTAAAGTAATGGCAGATAGTATTCCGATACTGGAGCAGATTAGAGATAGCCTACAAAATTTATATGATAAAAAAGAAGAAGCATATAAAGGAGAATTTAATGGATATAAAACTAAGTTCACATTTAGAGGTAACAATAAACTAGGAGGGAAAATCCTAACTAGTTCAATGTACTTATTCAATAAAGATATAACCGAAATCACCTATGAGTTTTCTTTAGATAAGTAGCCATAAAAAGCCTCCCTTTAATATAAGCCTGTCTAAAAAACGGGCTTTTATTTTATTAATAAATCTCTCCACATACCGAGATGTTGTGCGAATGTTGTGCAACAGTATATAACACAAAATCGCAACTATCTAATAATAAGATAATTGCGATTTTACTATGTGACCCCGGTGCGATTCAAACGCACGACCTTCAGAACCGGAATCTGACGCTCTATTCACTAAGCTACGGGGCC